TCCTATATCCTGCCCATAAAACATTATTACTCATACTCTACACCACCACAAATCCAATGCTGTTTAAATAGTCTTTGTCCTTGCATTGGGCTGTTGTTAGTGCGTGTACGTTGGTTTGTGCTGTCAGCGTTTCGCCCATTAAATCTACGTCATAAAAACATGCAGATGCTGGATTAGTATCTGAAAACTTAGGCTTATAAATCGAATCTGTAAAATCTACTGCACAATAGCAACTTTTGGGGGCTTTGCCTAATAAATATCTGCCACTAGTTGTTATGTTTGCTTTGCCTGTTAATGATACCCTGTTAATGTAATTACTACTCCCTGTATAAATAATATTGCCCGATATTATAGCGTTGTCAAAATTAATCATACAGTTTGAAATTGTTGCATTGCCTGCAGAACCACCTAAAACAGATGTTAATTCGCCTGAAACAGTTATTGCACTGTTTCTGACGTTAAACATATATGTATTGTTGTTGCTGTTGCTATAAAAAATATAAGATGATACACTCTCAACAAAATTCGCTGATATTATGGTATCAGTAAAATCTAAATTCAGTGAATTGTTTCAACGAAATATCGTACCTCTATCCTTAATTATATTTAATATTTTTACATTTTTAAAAACTCCACTTGATGCGAATGTGATAGTCTTGTTAGCTGTTGAATCGTTTATATTACGTATCTCATGCCCATCACCGTCAAACTCTTTAAATCGTAATGTTACGCTTCCCCACCCACTCGCCCATTCGCTGTCATTTACATCTAAATCATTCATCAATTTATAATATGCTGTACTATCGTTCATACTCCTAAATTCTGCAACCGTTGTTATCTGATACGGGTCTAACTGTGTACCTGTGCCTAGCATTATAACCACCTCTCATTTTTTGTAATCTCAACTTTTGTTACTGTACCTGTCCACGATATACTGTTATCTCCTACGCCTAACATAGGATATAATCCAACAGTCTTATTAACTAACACAGTATCGCCTTTGTAGGCGATTAATCGGCTTGTATCTATTACAATATGCTCTGATACGTCTTTAATCTCTAAAACTTCACCATTCACGATAAAATTAATATTACCACTGCCATAAATTTTATATACTGGCTCGCAGGGATAACTACCACCGACTTTTAATGTTTGTGGTGAATTTAACGTTATCGGCTCGTTTTCTACTGCATACCTAAACGGTTTGCAAATAAATTTAATCGGTATCTTGCCAAATCGTGCTGACATATACTGTGGTATTATTTCACTGTAACACGTTGCTTTGTAAAATTTGCCTAAATCGTTGCTAAATATCAAATCCCCCTCGCCATGTAACCAACCATATATACCGTCAATCTTTGATTTATCAGTTATGCCTAAAACTGCATCAATCGTGATAGGCGAAAACTCTCGGCTTTCCTCAAATAATGGCTCAGCTCTATTTGGTATCTCTATTGTTTTTTGTGTCTGCATAGCTTTAGGGGGCATCGGACTTCGCTCCAACACCCCATAATCTCTGCTATTCACTCCCTTAAAAATAAAATATCCCATATTAATATACTCCTATCGCTGCACTTGCTTTTAATCTGTTAAATTCTAGTTTGTACGCTAGGCTCTCAATATCATCATCAGATGTAATTTTAACGTCGCTAATATAATAATTTACCGTTGTATTGCTACTGTTGTTAATTGTTTTGTTGCCTGACATTACGCCACTAGCTGTTGCGTTTATGGCTGTGTCAAAATCGGTAGGTATTGCATTTTGCATATCTTTTGCGACCTTGTCCATTTCGTTTTCAAATCCTACTCCAATACCAGCCGCCATGTTTAAACCGATTTCATCTCTAAATAGTGTTGATGGCGAATGTATGCCGAAAAAACTCTTCACACCATTAACAACTTTTTCAGCTGTTTCTTTTACTGTGTCTAACAAGGCAGTTAATCCTTGGGTTATTCCCTTACCAATACCAGCCATCAAATCTTTTCCAATTTTACCCCAGTCAAGCTTTTTAAAAGCGTTAAATATGCCCATAAATATCTTTGGTACTGCTTTTACTAAATCGGGTATGCATTTAATTAGTCCCTCTCCTAGTGCTATCATGATTTCCAATGCCGCATCCAAAAGCAACGGTAACTTTTCAATTAATGTGTCGCAAATTTTAATTATAATTTTAGGTAAGTATTTAACTAATTTAGGCATTGCCTCTGCCAATCCTTCTACCAACGCAACTATTATTTCAATCGCTGCGTCTATAATTAGGGGCAAATTTTCAAGTAGAACATCACATATTTTGATGACCAGGTCTATTATCGTCGGTACCAAACTAGGCAACATCCGCACTATACCATCAATAATTGATAGTAATATATCAATACCTGCCTGCAAAATTAGTGGTAAATTAACCATTATTGTATTTGTTATCATCGGCATCATGTCGACTATCGTTTGCACTAACATTGGCATACTGGTTGATATGCCAGTGATTAACCCCATCAATAATGTTATGCCACCCTCTATAATCAACGGTAAATTTGTTACTAGCGTATCGCATATCTGTTGCACAATACCAGGCAACATAGGCAATAGTAAATCTATCACTTGATTTAGCCCATCAAGTATGCCTGTAAATAATGTCATAGCACCGTCAACTAGCAACGGTAATAAGGTTGGTAACAGCTTAGTTGCTTTGCTTACTAAACCAGTTAGACCTTTTATTAATGCAGGCAATATTTCATTTATTACCGTCGGTAAGTTTTCAATCGTCGAGCTTGCAATTGCCATAATAAACGCATTAAATCGCTCCAAAAATTGTGGCAATTCTTCGGTTATTTTGCTTAAAATGTCTTTGCCTAAATCTGTTAAAACATCAGTTAGGTGATTGGCTGCCCCCTCGACATCATCTCCACCAAACAGCTCTGCAAACCCGCGTGCTAATACTGGAACTGCGTTACCTATGATGTCAGTGGCTATCTTAAATTCACCTGCAAATGCTCCAGCTATAACCCTTCCGCTTGCCGAGGCATTAGCTTTCAAGATATCTAAACTATCGTTAAAGCTATTAAGGTCATCAAGAGCATCTTGCGATAATATTAACCCTAATTGCTCCGCACTATTTCCGAGTGCCTCTAAGTCATCTATGCCGCCCTCAATCAATGGGTTTAAATCTCTCGCCGAACGTCCAAACAGTTCCATTGCTATTGCGTCTCGCTCTGTCTCGTTTGCAATATCGCCTAAAGCTCTGATACTCTCATTAAATACTGTTTGCCCGTCTCTTAACTCGCCATTAGCATCTACAACAGCTACACCTAATCGCCTATAAGCGTCAGCAGTTGCACCTGTGCCTGCCCTTGCACTATTCATCGATTTTATATTACGTGACATTGATGTTGACAATGTCTCAATACTTACGTCGATTAAATCAGTTGCATATTCAAATTTTTGTAACTCCGCTGTCGATAAACCCGTTGTCGCTGATAACGTATTAATATCATCTGCCCATGAACCAGCTTTTGCAGACAAACCAAACAAGGCTGTTGATGCACCAGTTACCGCTCCAGTATATATCTTTAACGCTTTAATGCCACCGTTTACTGCAGTTGTTACCGTATCAAAACCCATCTTTGCGACTTTGCCCGACGCTTCAGCGACTTTGACTAATGCTGCTCCTAATTTTTCAGCCTGTTCTTTTATTTTTTTAAGAGCTTCTTCTGTCTTGGCTTTTTTGATTTCTTCGAGCTCTCCCGCTGATTTTTCTGTCGCTTTGCCCATTTCAGCCATTTCTTCTTGGTTGGCTTTCAGGGCGGATTCCATTTTATTTAATGCAGCTTGTGCCTTGTTAGCCTGTATCTGATAACCATTAACGGCTTTTTCTGCTTCCATTACTGCGTTTGCCGCCAAAATAGCTTGCTCGGAGTTTTCCCCAAATTCTTTCGCCATCGCTTCGGCTTTTTTTACGGCCGCATCATACGCTTTGGTGCTATCGTCTACGGCGCCTTGTAAAGCAGACAGCTTGCTTTTTTGTAGCTCGATCTGTTTTTCAAGGACTTTATTTGTTTTTTGCAGGTCCTCAACAGATTTATTATTTTTGTCATAACCACTAGTAACCGCACCCAGTTCGGAGGCAAGCACACGCAAACTACCATCAATGGATTTTAGGTTTTGTTTAAATTTCGCCTCACCGTCAAGGGCAATGGTGGTTTTAATTTCTCGTTTATTTGCGATAGTTCTCACCTACCTCATACAGCCACAATTGGATAATCTCGCCTGGACTTGATACCATGACTTCACGATAATTCAATCCAACTTTCAAGCCTTTATGCAAAAGGCGGAGAAACTTTTCGTCTCCCCGCCCTACTCGTTTTTTGACTTTTCAGCCTCAATTTCCTGTAGCACAACGTCAACCTCTTCTGAATTTTTCAATTTCACGCCATCAGGAACATTAAAAGTTGTATCGCTCGAAATGGTTTCGTACAGTGCATTTTGCAGCTGTTCAAAATCTGAAACATCGAAAACATTCAAGAATAATTCTTCATCATAAAAATTCAGCTTTTCGCCCTCAATAATGCCAAAATCAACATCGGCATTATGTTTTGCTACATATCCATTAGCCATGTGGCGTATAATTCCAACTACATTAATTAGTTTATCCGTTGTTGTTCCAGCGTTTTGAATATATTCACCGATTTTTGATATATCTGCACCTATTTGCTTTTCGATGTTTTTCATAGCCATCAGCGTCAATTTCAATGGAATTTCCTTTTTGCCTAATTTAATACTAGCCATTTTGTACCCTCTCTTCCAATGCTGTTATTGCGTTGGTTAATGCTGTGTTTGCACTGTCAACCATAGCCTGTGTTGCATATTTGTTTGCATTAACATTTTTAGCACTAAGCAACGCTACAAACATATCGGCATAGCTAGCTGATGTATATATTTCCGGATTTTTTCCCTCTGCTGTTGCTATTGTTGCTATTAGTGCAGTTTTATCAACAGCACTTGACATATTCGCCATGCCGTCAACCCACGCAATAGCCTCTGATAATGTGTTAAATGTTGCCGTATCTCGGTATGTGTCGTTGTCAAATCCCTCAACAACCATAATTTTGCCCTCTAGTTCTGGTGTTTGCCATTCGATTGTTTCGCCTTTGGTTGTCGAACTCTCGGACGGTGCGCCAAACTGTACCTTGTATAGCCATGTAGCTACATAATAAAGTTTGCCACGCAATTTTTTAACCATTACATAGCCAATTCCCACATTTGGTGCTTCGGATTGCCCTGAACTTCTAATGACTTTAACGCCATCAACTTCAACAATTTTCTGACCTAGTAGTTTTTGTTGGATTTCTTGCCCTTCTTCTGGAGTGTCACCAAAATCATCAATTCCAACAGTAATTGTTCCGCCAGTAAATGATTTGTCTGTTTCAGCTACTCCATCATCTGCATATAGTGGGTTGTCTGCTACTTCGATTGATAATTCAGCTGACATCATCTTACCAATTTTAAATCCTGTTTTATATGTAGGTGCGGCACCAATTTCTTGCGTGTCGATTTCTGCCGCTACTAAATGCTTTAATCCTATTTTAGCCATATTATATCAGTCCTTTCGATTTTAAATAATTGTCGAATACGTCTTGCATTGCGATGTATGACGTAACCTCTGCCTTTGTGTTTATGTTGTCAACAAATCTTGTTCCTTTTTTTGTCGACTTGCCATAATGCAAAACATATGCTTTTTGTGCATTGCTGCTCCCTTTTCGGTCTTTGCCCTGTGGATAGATTTCACGCTTTGGACCTTTTTTGGTTTTCTTGGATACCCCAACGCTGTCGCGCATATCGCCTGTTTTAACGTGATTTTGCTTTACGATTTCCGTTTTCCATTCTTCAATGGTTTTTTCTGCCCCGGCGTCTAGCATTTTATCAATCAAATCTTCGTTCTCAAATTCACCCATTTTCTTCAAATCGTCGGCTAGTTTATCAATACCGACAACTGTCATTTTCGCCATTAATTCACCTCCACAGACCATGCGTAATGTGTGTAGTTTGTGTCCTCTTCGTATATAATTTCCACGTCATCATATGCGATTTCATTTTCATCAAATATAACTTCCAATTCTGCTGGGAATTCGTCATATTCTTTTTTTGTGAAATAGTCCACTGCTATTCGGTGGCAGTTTTCAGCGGTTTTATTGTCTGCTCTAAGAGATTTCCTCCCCACCTCATACCACACTAAATAATTATCAGATTGCTGATAGGCTTCGTTATGAAAAACTTTGCCAGGCAATGCCGCCAACAGCATATCCCTAAATTCACGCAAATTCATATTTAGCCTCCAGTCTAGACAGTGATAACAGGCTGGTTGCTGGTAATGTGTCTTTTTTATGCTGTACTTGGACTATGGCATACTGTGTTGTATCTGCTCCGATAATTGCTACATCTTGCGTCGATATATCCCTTTGCATTTTTACGGATATTAATTCGTTCAATTTTATTTGTGCCTGCATAGCCTCATAATTACGTTGTATGCCTATAGTCTGATAATTAAATCTTAGTACATACTTTAGACATAGTCCATCTTTTGGTCTATCGCCTGGCTCTGCTATGTTTTTGACGGTATAGATTTTTACTATACCGTCATTAAACGTTTTGAAATTTCTTTTTGTTTCGGGAAGGCTTACAATGTTACTCATCTACATCATCCTCCAAAACAATATCCGCTGTTTGATATTTCGCCCTCAACATCATCAGTTCATCGGCAAAATTCACCTTAAAATGTTCAAACGCATTATTGTAGATATATCTGATACAATCAAACAATAACTGCTTTTCGTCAGTTTCTGTTTCAAAATCAATTTCAGCACCTGCATATGATTGCACGGTGCTGATTGCTCTTGATATTATCCCGTTCAGTTTTGTATCTGCATCATCATCTTGCCATGTAATATCTAAATAGTTTTTGACTTCTGTCAGCAATTCAGCTGGCATGTTATCACCTCTATTTTTTGGCTATCCGATTTGATTTTTTTGTGGTTTTTACATCAGTAGATTTGCTTTGCATATCGCCAACAGCAACTACAAGCTCACCAACCTTTGCAGAGTTAATCTCCTTAAATCTATCATCGGTTACCTCTATCTCTTGACCGATTTTATAGACAAGCTTTGAGTGCTTGTCTATAAACGGTTTAACAACTTTAACTAGCATTATTTTCACCACACATTAATTAAACTTTAGGCATGTAATCAATAACAACTACATATGCCTCACTTACACCATCGATAGCAACTGTAATTACCACAACATTTTGCCCTGGTGTCAAAGTAAGCTTAAATGTACCATCAGTTTCAGCCGTCACTCCTGTACCGTTTAGTTTAACCGTTACAGTAGCAGTGCTGTCATTTGGTGTAACATCAAGCACAGCAGCATTATTATCGCCTGTAGTTGATACATCAGTTACTGAACCAGAGTAATAATGGATATCGCCATTGATAACGCCTATGTTAACTGC